TATTTGACCTGAATGAAGGCAAGGTCGAGAACATCGGCCCACGGATGACTCAAAAGCTCCATGCCCTTGAAAAAGCCCTCCCTGAAGATCTTTCTGGGAAGTCTGTTCTCGATATAGGCTGTGACCACGGGTTCTGGTCGTTTCTATGCGCTCAAAGGGGCGCTAAGGCCGTCCTAGGGCTTGATAGAGGCCGTAAAGTCAAAGGGGAGTACGTAGACCTGCCTGAGAAGAATAACGCCTTAGAAGTGCCTTTATGCGCCTTTAAGAAGACCAATCTCGGACAGACATGGGACTATTTTGGTAAGCACGATATTTCCCTGTTAATGAGTTTGTATCATCACATTTACCATCAGTGCGAAGAACACCTCCCTATCTGGTACTGGCTCTTCAGGCATACGAAAGAGAAGCTGATATGGGAGAATCCGACTGATTCTTCAGATTCAGTGGTAAAAATGAACGTAGCGGGTCATTTGCACCCGAAATACACGAAAGAATACATATTATTGGCAGCAAGTCGTTATTTTGACGCTGAGTACATTGGCTCTGCCGAACACGAACCCACAAGGTCGGTTTACGTATTCACCCCGAAAAAGATTAAGGCTCCAATATATACGGGCGCTATGGTTTCAGGGGCTGGTGGAGCTTCTAAAGCGTTTGAGTTCAAAGACGGACGCAGGATTAAAGAAATCGAGAAGATTCTGAATGTGACATGTGTTCCAGGCTCACTCAACCTGCAACTGTCATCAGCATTCAACTGGAATGCCCATTACTTCCGTGGACGGGTCTTGGATGTAGCCACCCGCGGGAAAGGACTGAATGTGAACTGGATACCGCGATGGGCTAGATTTTATCCGGTGATTGCTAATGGCAAGAAGGCGTTCGTGTTCAAGTTTGAAGGCGATGTTTACCCTGAGAATTTTATCGAGTTGATTGCTGAAAAAAGACTGAGGGATTCATTGGACGGTACAGTAACGGTACAAAGCATTGTCTAGCCTTGCTCAAGTCATAGCAGACCGTGAGCATTTCAAGAAATACAACCGGCTATTCTATTATTCGCCCTATGACTTCCAGAAGGCTTTCCACCATGCAGAAGGTGGCGAGACGTATCACACGGGCGACTTTGAGACGCACGGAGAACCGTTAGCTCGTATTAGAGCGTTACAGGCAGGAAATCAGTCGGGCAAGACAAAATGCGCGGCAGAAGAAGCCGCTATGCACCTGACCGGGCATTATCCTGATTGGTGGAATGGTCACAGGTTCACCCATCCGACCAAGGGAACGGTCTGTGGTGTGATTAACGACAAAACCCGTGATATCTGCCAAGCTGAACTATTTGGAGAGCCGGGTTCTAAAGACGACCTTGGAACGGGGGCGATTCCGCTAGATTGTATTGGTGAAGTAACTCGTAAGGCTGGTGTACCGAATGCTTTTGATTCGGTCTTTGTAAAACATCACACGCTTGGTAAGTTTGATGGTTGGTCTAAAGTCTTTTTCGGTTCCTACAACCAAGATATAAATTCGTTGATGGGAACCCGGATGGACTTTGTATGGGGTGATGAAGAACCGCCACCTGAAGTTGATTCACAGTTTAAACGCTCTACCCTTTCTACGAGAGGGATTATCTTTTATTCGTTCACGCCTGAGTCCGGTATTACACAGTTAGTCTTTGAATTTCAGGAAGACTTAAAAGATAACATGGCGTTGGTAAGAGCAACTTGGGATGACGCTCCACACTTTAACGATCCTGAATACCGTAAGGAAGCGGAAGAACAGTTCCCCATCCATGAACGGGAAATGAGAAGACTTGGTATACCGATGATGGGTACAGGTCTTATCTGGCCGTTTAAGGAAGAAGAGATTTTAACAAAGGTTATCGAAATACCCAGACATTGGCCGAGACTGTGTGCGGTGGACTTTGGTATAGACCACCCCTTCGCTGCGGTGTGGATTGCATGGGACAGGGATACGGATGTTATCTATGTTTACGACACCTACAAGCAAAGGCGTTCAACGATTGCTACCAATGCTTCAGCGATAAAGAAACGCGGTACATGGATACCTTGTGTATGGCCGCATGATATGAACCAGGAAGAGCCACGGTCTTGTAAGACGTTACATAAGTTATTCTCTGACGAAGGTGTGAATATGCTTGGTGAACACTTTACCAACCCACCCCCTCCCGGTGAGACTAAAGGTGATATCGGGGTAGAGGCGGGTATTATGCACATTGCTGAAAGAATCCAGATGGGAACGTTCAAGGTGTTTGAGAACCAGGCTGGATGGTTTGAAGAATTTAGAACTTATCACCGTGATACCAATGGCAAGATCGTGAAATTGAGAGACGATTTAATGGCAGCTACAAGATACGCGGTCATGTCAACGAGAAAGGCTTATACGCAGCCCATTATGAAAACGAGAACCAATCAACGAGTCGGAGCAAGGAACTGGTAAATGGCTACGAGAATTTCAAAAAAAGACTGGGATAACGTCACAACTTTTGTGCTTGACGAACTCCAAGCTCGTAAGACCTCCAAGATGCGTAGAAGGCATGAGGCTATCTGGCAAGAGGTTGATCGTCAGGTCTACATGGAGTCCATGTCCAGAAGTAAGCGGGACAAGGATGCGACAGCCGACTGGCGTAGTGCGATAGAGCTTGGCGAGATATCAAGGGCGAGTGAAATCATTACTGCTGATATTCGCAGAATGACCTTCCCCAAAACAAGGTCTTGGTTTGATATCCATGCCGACATAAAGCCTGACTTAACGGAAGAAGGCCCGAAGATCGACAAGAAGTTCCTGAAGCGGGTCGATGGACGTACAAGGGCGTTTATGACGCAGCAGCACATAGACTTTGGCTACAAGTCACGCATTGACTTGAGTGTAAAGGAAGCCCTGCACCACGGCTCCTATGTCGCCACGGTTGAAGAAGAAACCCTGATAGGGGTAGCGGCAGGATCAAGCGTTAAGACTTTAACAAGCCCTGTCTGGAAGCCACATTCAATGTGGAACTGCTTCCCTGACTCAGACTCAACGATTCTTGGTAATAATATGTTCTTCCAGGGTTCGATGATTATCGTCTCCTACAAGCCTTTATACCAGGTCAGGAAGATGGTCTCTGGAGACCCGAAGTATCCTTATTTCAACCTGAACCGAATTACTCAAAAGACGAACAAGCGTGAGCAGGTTGACGATACCGATGATGTAGAGTTAGTAACGTATTACGGTGATATCGTAATTCCAAGAGCTTCAGGTAAAGACATTCTCTTGCTGAACTCAAGAGCGATTATCGCCAATAACACGATTATCCATTACCAGCCGAATCCGTTTATCTATCCTCCTGTTATCTTTAACGGGTGGGAAAGGCTGGATGTGAGAGACCCCTATTATGTTTCTCCGTTGGTTAAGTTCTCTGTCACTCAGAAGATAGGCTCTATCCTTGCAAACCGCTTCTTGGACTTGGTTGAACTGAACGCAGAACCACCCGTGGAATATGACGGCAACAACCCTGACTACCAGTTGAACGGTGGCCCTGATATCTCACCGGGAGCCAAGAACGCCAATAAAGGTGGTCTAGGCTGGTCAACGATAGACGTAGGCGACCCCGGCCCAGTATTGACGGGTCTCCAATGGGTAACGCAGCAGATCGAGGCAGGAACCAAGGTTGACCGCGTACGAAGCGGTGTAGCGGCTGGTACTGAGCAAACCGCGACAGAGGTGGTGAAGCAGTCCCAGAATGCCGAGTTATCCACAGTGGACTTTGTTGATAAACACGAACTTCAGGGTTTGGCTCCAAGTCTTTACATGCAACACGACTTGAACAAGAAGAACGTCAAGGATTATCCGTTTTACAACCAGGAGATTGACGCGCCCGACTTTGAGACGATGAAAAGGAAAGAACTTCCTGAAAACTTAAATATTGATGTGGTCGGCTCTAAAGGTCTGTTGGAAGAAGAACGTAGACAGTCTCAAACTGCTCAGGTCACTTCATTCTGGATGGGCGCAAACCCTCAGTTGGTAAACCAGCCGGAAGTCGCTAAAGAGATGTACAGGGACGCAGGAAATAAGAATCCTGAACGCTTCCTGAATATTGGTGATGAAGCCGAGAAGTTCCAGCAGCAGTTACAGTCTATTGTCCAGCAGGCTCAACAGCAGATTGCACAATTACAGCAGCAGATTGCTGAATTTGCCATGCAGGACGAAGAGCATTCTTTGGAAATCGAGCAGAAAGAGCTTGAGAAAGAGCAGCTTCAGACCAAGATTTCAACACTGAATGGCATATTGCAGATTCAGACGAAGTTGGTACAAGCGAACAAGACGATGACTGCTCCAGATAGAGAGCAATGAGCCAAGACCCGATAGATTTATTTATTGCTGAAATGCAGGCGCATCCTATATGGCCTGCGTTAGTGGAGAGGTTTGAGAAATCTCGCCCCACCATCCCTGAATTTAGCCCTTCACAGGACAATGCAGAACTGTGGAAGCAGGCTAGTGGACGCAGGCAAGGATATGACCTTTGCCTGACTATCTTGAAACTGCAAGTGGAGAATTAACATGACCGAAACTACACAGACTACCAATCAGGAGCCTGTAGTAACCGAACCGTCACTTGATGAGGTTATTAGTAGCTATACCCCGCAGCCAGTAGCAGCAGCGCCGGCAGCACCCGCAGCACCTGTTCAACAGGTCGTTAGCGCACCGACTGTAGACCCATTGGACGAGACCTCAATGAACAATTACGTTCAGAGTGTCAACAATGGACAGTCAGTTCTTAGTAATCAGTTACAGGACGTTCAAACTGAACTCACCCACATGAGGGAGTCCACAGCGAAACTCCAAATTGAGACTGATATAACCGATGCCGTCTCTCGCATCACCGATGGGAATGATGTTGATCCTGAGTACGCCAGATTCCAGCTTGAACGCGCAGCAGCGACCAAGCCTGGATTCAAGGCTATCTGGGACAACCGCGCACAGAACCCGCAGGCTTTGAACGAAGTCCTGAAGGCGCTGTCGCGTGATATTGGGGCAGCACCCAATGCAGACCCTGAATTGGTAGCGAATCAGGTGGCTATTCAACAATCTCAACAATCCCGTTCTACAACCAATGCCAATGCAAGCGACAATCCGATTCAGGAAAGGCTCGAAGGAGCTAAATCTGGCGGTGAGTTCAATGCTGAATGGCAGCGGCTTGTTAATGGGTAGGAGTTAAATCATGGCCGATGCAATTACCAACTCGATAACTGACGTTTCGGAAGAAGTCAATTATCAAATGATGCGTGGTCTGCTTAGTGCAGCCCGCAAACGTCTTCCGTATTTCAACGGTACGCTTCCCGGCGAACTGATGGGTGGAGGTTCTACCCGTTCAGTGATGTGGGAACGTATTGAAAACCTGACAGCTGTAACAAGTGCGCTTGCCGAGCCGTCCAGTACATCTGCATGGCAGAATGGTCGCACACTCGTACAGCCAACCAAGTCCACCAAGAATGCAACTGCCAGTAAGTACGGCAATGCAATCCAGTTGACCGAAGAAGTTGATCTTCTGCAAGTCAATGTCAAAGCGGCTCGTCTGCTTGACACGCTTGGTGCAAACGCGGGTGAGTCTTTGAATGAACTGATGGTAGATGTATACCAGACAGTCTCTTCGGGTTCTGTGCGTAATGCGGCTGGTGCGGCTACCATTACTTCAATCGCGACAGCTATCAGTGCGGCTGATGTAAAGTGGGCAGTCAATCTTGTCAACCGTAACTCTGGTATGCGTTTCACGCCTATCGGTACGGGTTCGCAGAACTACAACTCGCAGCCAATCCGTGATGCCTACTACGGTATTTGTCATCCAGACGTTGAAGAAGACCTTCGTGACATTACCGCCTTTGTCGGGGTAGAGCAGTATGCTGGTTATACTGACGTAATCCCTGGTGAAATCGGTACGCTCAACGGTGTTCGCTTCACTGTTTCGGAAGTCTCCGGTGTGATTACGGCAGATGGCGGTGGTTCTACTACCGCAGAATCATTGCGCTACACCACGACAGAGACAGCGGCTAACCTGTACGATACGTTCATCTACGGACGAGAAGCAGTAGGTACTATCTCGCTCAACGCTGAACACACCACTGATGCCTATCGCATGTACGATACGACTCCAAGTCCGATTGACTTGATTTCACATGCAGTAGGTTCGGCGGGCAGCGGCGATCCCTACAACGAAATCGCGACTATCGCGTGGAAGTGTTGGTTCGCAGGTGAAGTCTTGAACGACCTTTGGTTGGCGCGGCTCCGTACTGGGGCCAAAGACTTAAGTTAGTCTTTAGGGGGTCAGAAATGGCCCCCTTCTTTTAATGGAGCAGTTATGACATTCCTTGAAAGCGTAAATAGAATATTGAGAGTGACAACCCTATTACAATGGGATGACCCAGAGATAACCTCGTTCTCCCAGACTCAACATGCGGGTACGATTGCACTCGCCCGTCAGGCTGTTCAGTTTGTTGTGAACGACCTTATTTCAGACAGGTTCTTATTTCCTGAAGATGCCCAGACAGAATTAACAATGGTCTCCGGTACAAGGACTTACTCATTGGCTTCAGACTTTGTGAGATTTCGGGGTAAGAACCCGTGGTTTCAAAAACTAACAGGCGCATCTGGAACTGATGCTACTGGTGAGTTTATTACTGAATACCCCGGTGGGGAAATGCAGTTAAAGAAAGATATCCCTGCCTATACTTCAGACCCTGGTGAGCCACAGTGGTATTATTTTACAGCCGATCAGGCGGTAGGTTTATATCCAGTCCCTGACAACACTGATTTATACCGTTACGACTATCAGAAAGACGTTATGCCTGAGAACGAATCAGACTCCCTTCCTGTTCAAAGTGACCAGATGGGCTATGCCTTTACAGACATGGCAGCAAGACTATTTACCTTCCTGTTTACGTCTCAGGGTATTCCACAGGACTTGAACCAGGATGTTGTTTATAAGACGGGCAAAGCTGCTCTAATGGCATTACAGGTGAAGAAAGACCCCGTAGGCAAATATGGATTTAGGTATTCAAGCTGTGGGCGAACAGGCTAATGGCTCGTATTGAGTTTAATTTTGGCCTCAATGAGACTGAAGCCACTCAACCCACTGAATGCCTTGAGGGGTGGAATTTTGAGCTTCAGTTAGCTGCTAAACGCCTTTTCCCTCGTAAGCCTTTCGATTTGAAAGGGTCTCTCCCCAATGGTGGCTCTGTCAACGGGCTTGTCCAGCTTATAAAACGGGACGATACGCCGAGTTCTCCTTCTGAGACTACCTGTGTATTTGAGGGGGGCGTTACAGTCCCAACGTTCTACTCATGGACAGGGGCTAATACATCTACTGCCTTTACGGACGTAAGAACAGCCAATCTAGCCTCCAGTTCGACCTTCAGGGACACTTATTGGTCTTTGGATGACCAGATGGTTATCACCGACCTCAGAAAGCTGACTCCGGTATTGAACTGGAACGGCACGACAATGGCTCGTCAGAAGACTAACCTTGGCGCGGGAAGTGCTTTAGTCAATACGGGCATATCAGAGTCCACAGGGACGTATACCGTCCTGACAGGCTCTCATACCTATGTGAAGGGCGATACGGTCATAGTGGCCGGTACGGACGTTACAGCCCTGAATGCAGAGCATGAGGTGACTAACGTAGTCTCAGCCGGTGCATGGGACTTTGAGGCTACTCCAGGTTCAGGTTCTACCACGACACACGGGACAAGTGAAGAAACCACCCCGCTATATGCTAAATACAGCATAGTTCATAACGGGCGACTGTGGTTATTTAACATCACCACAGGAAGTGACGAAAACCCCCACATGATTCTGGCGAGTAAGTTTGAGGACTCGACTTCATTCGATACGGTCAATAGAAACGGGATAGCTTCAGGGAATGCCGCTTTCTTCACCCTTACGCCTGACCTGAAGCCCATTAACGGGGTTTCTGTCTTTAACAAGCAAGTCATCATATCCACGACAGATGGAGCCTTACACCGGCTCTCTGGTCTGGACGCAGCAGACTACCAATTCTCCACCTATTTTGCAGGTTCAGCGGCTATTGGTGAAGAGTCGATGGCTAATATCGGTAATGACGTTATCTACATGCGGGACGGGGGCAATATAGACCTCCTGAGCGCCACAGACACCTCTGGTGACGTTCGGGCTGATGACCTATCCCGTTGGATACCTGACACCGTCCACGACCTCACAGGGTCTTTTGTGGTCTATGACCAGCAGAACCAGAAAGTCCTGTTCATTCTGGATGACAAGGTCTTGGTCTTATTTAAAGACGTATTTGCAACAGGTGGCGGAAGTCCTTGGTCGGTCTACAAGACAGCATTGACCTGTTCTGGTGGAAATTCTATATTTAACACGAACGCTGCCAGGTACATGAGGCGACCTGGAGAGACCACAAGAACAGTCTATCTGGGTTGTCAGAGTGGGAATATTTATGACCTTGACGGTTCTGGTTCTGGTGACAATTCACTGGATATTGCCGTTTCAAGAAAGACCATGTTAATTGAATCAGACCGCGCACCGATTATGCAGGGTTCGATTCAGTATCGAAGGCTTGGGGAAATGTCTGTTACTTTAAGTTTCGATTGGGAATCAGAATATAATGTCACGCAGTCCGATATAACCTTAAAAGGCCCGCCCGCTATTCAGGGGAACCCAAC